TTGCCGCCTGGGACCGGGATAACGATATCGTTTACATCATCCACGCCGTCCGCCTCCTAGGCCAGGCCCCTATGCACGTAGCCGCCATCAAGGCCAACCCGATGTGGGACGCCCCCGTAGCGTGGCCTCATGATGGTGGGCGCGCAGCGAGCCTGATGAGCGGAGAAACCGTTGCGGCTGTTTACCGTCGGCTCGGCCTGGTAATGCGTCCCACCTGGGCTCAGTTCTCGGACGGCAGCTTCAAGTTCGAGAACGGTATCGACGAGATGGATCGCCGCCTGGCAACCGGCAAGCTTCTCGTTGCCGCACACCTGTCAGAGTGGTTTGACGAGTATCAGGGCTACCACCGCAAGGACGGCCTGGTGGTCAAGGTGGACGACGACTTGATGTCTGCGACCCGCCAGCTGGTGATGGATATAAGGTACGCCAAGACGCCGGTGAACTTCCGGCTCGCCAGCAAGTTCCGTGGCCGTCCTGCTGGGCCTGAGGGTAACCTGGCTAGGGACATCGACTTCGATTTGGACTAGGCGGCTCTATCGCAGTGTGATGCCCTGGGCTCGTTCCCGCTCGCGAGCCATTAGGTATTCTAGGCATCCTGAGCGCCGTCGAAGGGCGCAAGCCGCCGGGACGGGCTGCGATAAGATTGAATCGGTGGTGTATCCACCCAGGCGGGGAAGGACGACCGGATGGTCGTCGCCCCGCCAATACTTTCCTGGTGCGTTGCCGTTGTTGCTGCCCGGCAACACCATGCCATCATGGCAATATCCAGCATGTCTATGGACCCCGCCACCTCGCTTGGCTTTGGTGGCGACCAGCTATCCAATCAGGTTGCGGGCGAGACCGATGAGGAGCGCAGACGCAGGCTGAAGGCATTGCAGGATCAGCTTGGCACCACCGGCTCGATCTTCGGTAGACAGCAGGCTGGCCCTGGTTCCATTTTCGGCGCCGGGTCAGGCCGCGGCGGCTTTGCTTCCAATCTGTTCGGGAGCTATGGCCGATGACCGCGCTTGCGCTTGTCGATCTGCAACCGATCGAAGATGAGCCGCGTATTCTTGATGTCCGCTTGGCCGAACGGCTGGGATTTGCCAATCCGCGTCAGATTCGTGAGTTGATCAAGCGAAATATCCATGATCTTGAACGCTATGGGGCAGTGTCGTGCCGTACGACGCTGCTTGATCGTCCGCAAGGTGGCACGGTTGAGGTTCAGGAATATTGGCTGAATGAAGGGCAAGCTATTCGCGTTTGTTCGCGTTCTGATACGGAATTTGCCGAAGTTGCAACCCACGAAGTCATTACGATTTTTTTGGCATACCGCCGCGGTCAATTGCCGGCGCGACGGCAGTCAAAGCTACTCGATGTTTTGGAAAATGGCTTTCAAATCATCCGTGGCGAATTCCATGATGTGCGGGGTGAGATCAAAGGCGTCCGCGACAGCCTTGAAGAACATAAGAAAGATACGTCTGTTCGCTTTGATAAAATTGAAAACGTTATCTATCTAAAAAACAAGAAGCCTCCATTCAGTGCTGATGATTGGGAGATGTGGCGTCAAGTCATTCTTTTGGATGGTGGCGGCATAGACCCATCTGGTAGCGGTCAAAAGCTTCTAGACGAAGACGGGAATTGGCTTCCGAACGTTCATGGTGATCATTTCAACCGTGAACAGCCCGGCGCTACGAATGGATGGCCTGTTCCTGATAGTATCAATCAAGCTTTGAGAGAGTTTAACTTTCGCGAAAGCAAGCGTCATTGGTTTAAAGTGTTTCAAGACAAACTCAATTTGCGCTTTCCTGACGGAACGATGAAGAAGAAAAAAAATACATTCATTGGTAAGGTCGGAAGCAAGGCTCCTCGGACAATGAATCATCCCGATCAGGAGAGTTTCCTATGACGGAGGCCATAGCCGAACTCGACTTCAACCGCCATGTCCAGGACCTTCGTGAGACGTGGCAGGGCCGGGCGCTGCGGGCAACTCATGGCAGTTTCAATTGGCCGGGACGCACCAATATGGGCGCGGTGATCCTCTCGGTTCTGGCGCACAACTTTGATGATGCTTTTTTTGTTTTGCTAAAGGCTGTTTTTCCTGACATTGGCGGCATCCGCGCGCCGTTTATCTGTTCGGCAGCCAAGATCAGCAAACGTGGTCACGTCGTTGCTGATGTGGTGCTGAGCAACGCCGCTTATGTTCGCAGGGATTTCCTTCTCTTTTATTCGCTCCAGGATATGGAGACTTCATTCCGTCGTCTCGCCGATCGCCTGAAATTCAGCGATGACGACCGCCGCCAGCTGTTTGCGGCCGCAAGGAACTGGATTGTTGCTGACAGGCGGCTCGATCCTACGATGGACCCTGCCGACCCGGATGCGCGTCGTCTTGTGGTGCACTGATGGCAGAGAAAATGTCAGCGCTTGAAGAGTTTTTGTTGATGCGTTTGGGCCTTCATCCAACGAAAGCGTTCTCAACTGAATTGCTATTAAAGCTACAAGAAACCGAGAAGCGTATGCAAGAGCCATGCAGTTGCGTTAATCATTCCTGGAAGGAAACCAGTCGTCGTGATTGGACTATTTCAACCTACGGTGGGAGGCCTAGGCTGCCTTCTGTTTTGTGGACGTGGTTGAAATGTGAGGCATGCGGCGCTGATGGTTTTCGGCGTGGTGATTCATCCGTCGCTTACTGCTGGCAACCGTGTCATGAAATCGTACTTGAGGCCATCGCTTGATGGCCAATGAGATCACCACCACGACCGACAAGCCGCGCCCGCGCCAGGTTCCCCAGTGGGAATACGAGCTGGTCGGCAACCTCATGCAGGAATTTTCTCAGTTCCAGGTCTGGCGCAATCAATTCGCGCTTCAGTGGGAAGAGGCCGCGCGCCTCATTCTGCCCACCAGCCGCAACACCTTCTACTACGGTAACTTCAACTGGCCCGGGCAGAAAAAGACGGAGGAACAGATCGACGCCTCGGGCGGCTTGGCGCTGCACCGGTTCTGTGCCATCGCCGATAGCCTTGTCACCCCGCGCAACATGTTCTGGCACGGCCTCGAGTCCGACTTCGACTATGTGATGAAGGACCGCCAGAGCCGGTTGTGGTTCGAGAGCACTGTGCGCACGCTGTTTCGAATGAGGTATGCCGCCAATGCAAACTTTTCCGCCCAGAACTATAACAACTGGCAGTCACTGGGCGCTTTTGGGAACGCTACGATGTACATCGATGCCTTCGACGGGAGGTGGCACGGTGGTGAACGTGGGCTACGATATCGTGCTGTACCCCTTGGAGAAACCTTCTACGGAGAGAACCATCAGGGCAAAGTTGACCGCATCATCCGGTGGTTCCGCCTGACTGCCTACCAGGCGGCACAGAAGTGGGGCCTAGACTGGCTTTCTGAAAATCTGCGCCCGGCGCTTGAGCAGTCATCGCAGTGGCCCTACCAGTTCCTGCACGTCGTGAAACCGCGCCACGATTACGATCCCGAACGCCTTGACGCCAAGGGCCTGCCGTTCGCCAGCTACTATGTCTCGATCGAAGGCAATTGCCTGATGCAGCCGGAGGGCGGCTATCGGGTATTTCCATTTGCAGTGAGCAGATATGACCAAACGCCAAACGAATGCTACGGCCGAGGACCAGCGCAAATTGTCCTTCCTGCTCTCAAAACTCTCAACGCTGAAAAGCGTATGTTCCTCAAATCCGGTCATCGCGCTGCCGACCCTGTACTGCTCATTGCCGACGACGGACTTGTTGATTTCTCGCTCCGTCCAGGAGCCCTTAACAAGGGTGGTGTCACCTCTGACGGCAAGCAGCTCGTCCACGTCCTGCCGACCGGAGAAATCCAGGTCACCGAAAAGATGATGGGAGAGGAGCGGGGCCTCATTGACGATACGTTCCTGGTCAGCTTATTCAAGGTGCTGACAGAACATCCGAATATGACCGCTACGCAGGTCATTGAACTCGTTAACGAAAAGGGCATGTTGGTTGCCCCGACGCTGGGCCGGCAGCACTCCGAATACATCGGCCAGATGGTCGAGCGCGAGATGGACCTCGCCTCGGCCATGGGCGCGCTTGACCCAATGCCGCCGCGGCTGCGGGAGGCGCGCGGGAATTACAAAGTAACCGACACTTCGCCGCTCGCTCAGGCGGCAAAAGCCAATCAGGCAGCAGGTTTATTCCGTCTGTTGGAAAGTATCAAGGAACTGGTCAATATCACGCAGGACCCAAGCCTGCTGGACCCGTTCGACCTTGATGTCGCAATTCCCGAGATTGCCCAGATTCAAAACGTGCCTGAGCACTGGATGTCGGATGCGAAGGCGATTGAGGCCAAGCGCAAGGCGCGCGCTAAGGCTCAAGCTGCACAACAGCAAATCCAGGCAATGCCGGCTCAGGCCGCGATGCTTAAGGCTCAGGCGACGGTTGCCAAGGCGCAACCCGGCGTTGGTCCCGGACAAGCATTCGGTGGGCCACAGCAGCAACAGATGCCGGCATGACCAAGGTCATCGAAGAACTCAAGGTCGATTATCAGACCACGTTCGGTTCGCCGGCGGGCCAGCGTGTGCTCGATAACCTGGCCAAGGTCTGTTTCATCAATACCATCGAAAGCGCCTATGCTGGCGACACCAACGAGACGATGTTCAGGCTCGGCTGCCAGGAAGTCTTTCGCATCATCTGCCTGCACCTGGGCCTGACCACAGCGCAGCTTGCCGAGCTTTACATGCCGGGCCGCAGGAACAAGTTTGGAGAAACGAATGGTTGATGCTGTTGTTGCGCCTACCGTCACTCCCGCTCCGCCTTGGCACCAGGGCGTTGAGGCGGAAACCTTGGGATTCTGGCAGCACAAGGGGTTGGACCTTTCTGATCCCAAGGTGTTTGCTACCAAGATAACCGAGCAATATCGCAATGCCGAGAAGCATCTTGGTGTTCCGGCTGATCGGCTCCTTCAATTGCCTTCAAAGAAGGCTGACGGAAACTATGATGAATCGGAATGGAAAGCCGTCTATCAGCGGCTTGGCGTTCCGAAAGATATCAAGGAGTACGATTTTACCGGTATCAAGTTTACCGATGGTACCGAACTGGATGAAAGCTTCACGACGGCGATGCGCTCGGAATTGCACAATGCTAACGTTGCCAAGGACAAGGCGCCGGCTATCGTCAAGGCCGTCATCAAGTATCTGGACGATGCCGACAAGGCCGAAGCGACGGTCCGCGAATCCGAGAAGACGACGCAGATACAGAAGGTTCTCAAGGACTGGGGCCCGCACCGGCAGGAAAACGAACTGCTATCGTTGCAAGCGCTGAAACGCCTCGAAATCTCGCAACCCGAATATGACAAGCTTGCGGGGGTAATTGGATACGATAGGGCAGCGGAGATTTTCCGCAAAATCGGCGCCGGCTTCAAGGAAGCGCCTTACGTTGACGGCGGGACTTCAGCGACCCCAACCACAGCGGCTACCGCACAGGCCCGCCTGACGGAACTGGAAAACGATCCGGGCTGGCGGAACAAGCTGGTGAAGCGCGACGCCGCAACATGGCGCGAGTTTAGGGCTCTGTCCGAACAGATCGCAGCAGCGTCCTAGTATATAAGGAGTGATCCATGCAGCTGACTGAAGAACACAAGGCTAAACTGAAGGCCGGTCGTGAGCGTGCGGCCGCAGAGCGGAAGGCTAAGGGTGTCAAGCGGGCCGCGCGCAGAACTCGAGTGATGATATCGCAGGGAATAGATGGGCCGGTGATTTCAACCGGGTTTCGTGCACAGGATGATTTTCTTGGCATCACCAAGACCGATTGTCCGACCGATTGCACGTTTGAGCGCTGCGTTATCACCGGCGGCCCTTACTGCGGTCATCCCTGCAAGGGTGGAATCCAGCCGGCGCAGATGCAGGATCGCGAGACGGTCGAGCGCTACAACCGTGCTCGCAAGCACCTCGCCCACGTGGAACTAGACAAGCGGCCGTGAAATCGCGCCGGACGTGGCAGAAGATCGTTGCCGAACAGGCTGGTCGCATAGCGGAGCTTGAAAAGAAGGTGGAACGCCTATGCCGTCGGTTAGCCAGGCTCAAGCAGGCTTCATGGCGATGTCAAAAACCGCTGCCGGCCGTGCCAAACTCAAAGCTCATGGAAGAACTCCTGCGCCCGTCTCCGTGGCCAAAGAGTACCAGGCCGCGGACAAAGGCCGCAAAATCGGCAAGTTAGCCAAGCACGTGAGGAAAAAATGAAATTCCGCAAAAAGCCGGTTGTGATTGAAGCATTCCAGTGGCGTCCGCTCAGCTCTGAAGCGCAAGACAAGGAGACGCCACTTTGGCTGGTCATGAGTGATTACGAGTTAGGCCCTGGTAATTCTCTGTTGATTAAAACGCTTGAAGGAACGATGCGGGCCGATCCCGACGACTGGATTATCAAGGGTGTTAAGGGTGAAATTTACCCCTGTAAACCTGAGATATTTGAGGCAACTTATGATCCGGCGTGAGTGATTTCACGTGAAACGCAGCAAGGCATCGGTCGATTACAGCCTTGGTGGCGATCACTGCGGTGCCTGCACGCATTTCATCGAGGCAGCCGAGAACGAGGCCACCGAAACAGGAAAATGTGAGCTAGTTGAAGGCGATATCGGCGAGGATATGTGGTGCAAGTTGTTCAAGCGAAAGGGCCGCAGCGGTTATGGCATGGCGCGGCATGTTCGCAAGAAAACCTGATGGTGCGTTGATCTGAAAACCCGTTCATTTCATCCTGCGCGCATTACGGTACTCTGCTTTTTTCCTGATTCGCATCTCGATGCCCCGGTGGTAATGAGCCACCCCACCGGGGCGCCCCTCCGAGCTCCCGCAAGGATAAGGTTCGGAGAAATATGGCCTCCGAAAGGACAAGGCTAGCTGACGTGTGACGGCCCCCGAAAAGGATAAGGCCGAAAGTTTGATGGCCCCTGCGAAGCAGACAAGGCCGCTGACATTTCGGATCAATCATGAACGTGGGCAAGCCATGTCTGAGAACCTTTTCAAACTGTTTGTCACAGAATTTTCGACTCTTCTCCGCGTTAAGTTGCAGCAAACGCAATCCAAGCTGCGTGGGCGCTGCATGGAGGGGGGGCACTTCGGCAAGCAAGCCTCGCCGGTCCAGTACATTGGCGCCATTCAAATGCGCTCGCCGTCTGGCCGCTTTGCGCCGCTCGATCGCCAGGATGTGGACTTCACTCGCCGGTGGGTCTTTCCCCAGCCGAAGGAAGCCCAACAGCTCATCGACCGTTTCGACAAGGTCGATCTGAATATGGACCCGCAGGCGCAGTATGTGACTGTTGCCGCCGCGGCCGTCGCGCGCGAATGGGATGATCGTCTCATTGGTGCGGCTTTCTCGACCGCGCAGATCGGCGCCGATGCTGGCGGTCTTTCGGCGGAAGTTTTCAACACCGGTTCGACCGTTACGAGCGCCGGTTTTCAGATTGTTTCTACCTTTGGATCGTCCGCGGCTTCCGGCCTGACCGTTGCCAAGATGATCGAAGCTAAACGCGCCATGCGCAAGTTGCAGGTGCCGGTCGATGACGAGCCGCTGACCTGGATTACCAACAGCCAGGGCGAGAGCGATCTTCTCAATCAAGTGCAGGTGGTAAGCACAGACTTCACCGGCGCCGATCGGCCTACGCTGGTCGAGGGCAAGGTGACCAGGTTCATGGGTTGGGACATTGTCTACTCAGAGCGCCTGATTTCGACCAGCAACGTCCGCCAGAATATCGCGTGGGTCAGTTCCGGCATCTATCTCGGCATTTGGAAGGATGTCGAGAACAACATCACGCAGCGTTTCGACCTGTCATCCCTGCCCTACCAGATTTGGACTGGCATGGTTTCGGGCGCCACCCGTCTTGAGCAGGGCCGGCTCTTGCAGGTGCTTTG